AGATCCTCGCCACCTACGAAACCAGGCCCTCTTCATCAGCCCAGCAACAACATATCGGGGCACATTGGCCACGCAAAAGTCCCTGAGGACAATCTCGTGCCGTGCTAGAACGGACATTGCATACTGGCGTACACTATGCCTCATTTCTTTTGTACCCTTCCACACCTCCCCGAGGAGATCGACACAATCATTTCTGAAAGGCCGAAGGAAAGAGAGACAATGGCGAGGAACAAGAGTGGAGGATGGTACGTGGTAAGGCTGACTGTTCAAGTCGAGCCAGGCTTCCGAAAAGCCAGTCTTTTGACGGTTAACTACTAGTCCAAAGGTTGAAGTGACCCTCTCCCAAAGAGAGAAAAAGGCCCTATCACCAGCGAACATGCAGTCATCGCCATTAAACCTACCAATCCTCCTCTTACCTTGACCCCACGTTAAGTCACAGCAAATGTCGAAGCAAGCCTTGTTAATCAAGCATAAGATAGGGAAACTCAAGAGATTCCCCATCATTTGCTTTCTTGTCAATAACGTCTTAGTCTTCCTAGACTTAGACATCAAATGAAGGTCGCCCACTGCTGACAACATAATGCCCCTCTCCTCGTCGGTCAGATCAGGACACTCAGCTAAAACAGAAGTTACTGCCTCAGTTACCCAAGGTAGTATATTATCTGTCGCAGCGGAATAATCACCGGAGATATAGGACTCTCCTTCGCCTACATCCGCTACAATAGCCTCAAAATCTGACTTTGTGACATCTCCTCGTACACACCAGCCGTAGGAAGTTAGGTGGTTGTAGAGCGCCTCGTGAACCGGGACTAGTACCCGCTTGACACGTGCGCTTTGCATTGTAACCACTCTAAGCTTGCCCTTCTGTTTGGCAACACCAACTCTGAGCTCGGAAATGTCACCGTAGTGACCTGGCCCGACAGAGATAGTGCCACCGTTAAATCGGGTTTGCTCTAAACAACCATTCTGATCTGTGTTGCCCCCCCGCTCACTTTCACCCCTCACCAACGAGCGGCTACTGGCTAGCCGCTTGCCCCATCCCGAGACCAACTCTCTAACACGCTCCTTAAGGACCCACGACGGATCGTAAGCCCAAGAACGGTCGACAGCCGGTACAGGACGAGTGCAAGCTTCTACCCAAGAAGCCCTCGCCTTCTGTGCCGCGGCAACGTCACAACCTGAACAGGTAACGTCAAAG